GCTGTGGACGCCACCATTCAAAAATAGGCTCAGCTCCTTTTAGTAAATTACATGCTTGACAACTTGGCACTAAGTTATATTTTGCGAAATGAGGCCCGCCCTTGCTCTTTGGCACGATGTGATCAATAGTCAGCTTTTGGTCCCATCGCCCGCAATATGCACAAGCGCATTGCCCAAGCGGTCCTCGCAAGGGATAATCCTCGAAAATGCTCTTACGGAATCTCCTTCTAGCGTCTCCAGGGCGAAGTTCAATGAGAGAGTAAAGCAGCTCATCGGGACCATTCGCTCTTGGCATGGCACTATTTACTTTTTCTGCAAACAATCTAACGGGCAACAAGCAAATAATGCGTTTTAGCTAATATAAAAATTGCAGGGAATCCCCATGGAACCATTCAAGGAAGGCATGGCCAATTTTGTGGCCACTATCACGGCTGGCATGCTTCTTTCCACGGGAGCCATGCTTATTACTGTCGGCAATCAACAGGCCAAAGTGGCAGTGCAAATTGAAAGCATTACGGAAAAACTTAGCGCTCTAACGGACAAAATGAGCGATATTGAAACAAGAGTGCGCAGCCTTGAGATTAAACGCTAGGCTTTAGGAACTCCCCTTTCCCATCTTTTAGGAGAATCATCATGACTGGCGTCGAATGGTTCGTTGTTGGCGGCATCGTTGTTGCTGCTCTTGATCAAATTATTGAGCGCACTCCCTACAAGGAAAACAATATTCTGCAACTGATTCTGACTGGTCTTAAGGCTATCTTCCGCGTGAAGGACTGAAGCCGACAATGGCTACCGCCGTTGAAAACTCTTGGCGGGGCGTAAGCCTCCATGCAAAGCGCGTGGGGGCTAAATTCCCTGAACTAGTGGCAGCTCAATGGGCTCTTGAAAGCCGCTTTGGAAAGCATTTTTCTGGCACCTGGAATGCGTTCGGCTTGAAAGGCGCTGGAACAACGACTACCACTAAAGAATTTTATGACGGTCAATGGGTGGAAATCAAGGCTGGATTTATTGACTTTCCCAGCCTTGCCGCATGCATCGAATATCTAGTTAGTCGTTGGTATTTAGATTGGAAGCAATACAAAGGCGTGAATCATGCGCCACGTCGTGAAGCGGCGGCAAAAATGCTACAAAGCGAAGGCTATGCCACTGATCCTGCTTATGCCGATAAGCTTATTCGCTTAATGGACCAATATTCTCCATTGCCCTCGGAAACAGCAATGATTGAGCTTTCTAATGCTGCCAAGTACTATCAAGAGCTGCGCCATCAAAAAGAGGCATGGCAATGGCTGCAAAAACAGCTAACGCAAAGCGAACTTGCAGAATTTGCAAAACTTTATAGAAATGACGGAGCAGAACGCAAGCCACTAAATGTGCCTTATTTTTCGCAACGAGACAATGTATCGGGGCAAGGCGGCAGGGAATGTTTCAGCAGCTCCTGCGCAATGGTGGCAGCGTTCTATGGAAAGGTAAAGGGAGATGATGAATACAATGTCATCAGAGCTAAGTTTGGCGACACTACAAATTCGTCTGCACAAGTCAAAGCGCTGCAAAGTCTTGGCTTAAAGGCATCGTTTTCTCAATCCTTCAATCTTGACGCATTGAAAAAAGAAATTGATGCTGGTCGTCCAGTGGCAGTGGGATGGCTTCATCACGGCAATTATCGTCGCCCCTCTGGAGGCGGTCACTGGAGCGTTGTCGTTGGTTACACAAATGACGCCACTATTCACAATGATCCGTTCGGAACTGCTGATCTTGTAAAGGGAGGATATGTCAGCTCTGGCGGCGGGAAACTTGCAGAGTTTCCTAATGATTACTGGCTGCCTCGCTGGGAGGTGAAAGCGAACGATGGATGGGCAATGCTTGTTCGGCCATGAGCAAGGAAAGCTGGTTTAATGCTCTTTGCTATGAAGCAGGACTTTGGGCCGTCTCACGATGGCCCTCTCTTGCTTTTAATGCATGGTTCAAACTACTTATGGCGCATTGTCGTCAAGACTGGACAGAATGGAAAACTAAAATCGTCATGGAAGCCGTTGATAAACAAACTGCTTCTCTCGTGGAACAATGGGAGCAAGAAGAGAAGGAAAATAAAGCCAATGCTCTCGCATGGGAAGCCCATAAGCTCTTTCCTGAAGCCAAAATCACTCCCCTTCCCAATGCAATTGTTCCATCCGTTCTTATTGAAACAGCCCCACCAGCAAACGCTAGTGAGGCTGTAAAGGCACTAGGAGGAGAACTGAGGATTACGTACCAGCTCCCCAGTTCAGAAGCGCCCTGAGGCGCTTCCACTTAGCTAGCTCCTTCTCGTGATAGTTTTCCCAGCTAGCAATGGCTTCGCTGAGCCCTTTAATGGCAACAGCGGGATCATCATCAGTGAGAAGCTCCTGAAGAGCGTCTGAGATGTGATCCACTTGCTGCTGATACCACTGGTCCTTGAACGCATCCATGGGAAGAGGGCGTGAGCCCTCAGCTTAGCTGGTCACACTACTTCCACCCAGCCAATCATGCCTAGAGCTTTGGCGCTTAAGCTGCTGTCCACAGTAAGAATCAAAGTGTCGCTAACGCCAGATGCGTTTTGCCCCAGCGCCAAGCGAATTGCCTCTGCCACCGCATAGTTATTAGCACTGCCTTGACTGACAAAACCTGAATCAATAACAGTGCCTCCCGTAGCAGTTCCGCTTGTCGTCACTTCTACATTGCCCCTGCCATTATCAGCAGCAGTCCATGTTACGCCAGAAAGCGTAGGATTAAGCCTTAGTCGCCACAGCACTACATCGCTAGATCCAGTAGTAGTAGAAATTCTTACAGGAAGTATGACATTGCCAGTGCGTCCACTAGCCATGCGAATACCAGCAGTAATGCGTTCTCCAGAAGCGTTGGGCACTGTTGAAAGATTAAGCCCCGCTGAATAAACGGCACCATCTGGCTCGTAGCCACCTTCGCTCAACAGGCTACAGCAAACATGCTTCATTGTTGCTGAAGACGTTTGAGCAGTGGCGTTATGAATGCGATAGGACAATGGCAGGATAGCTGTTGTCATATAGACGCTATCCAATGCATTGAAATGTTCAAACTCATGGCAATAAACTATTTCTCCGTCAATAACAAAGCCACACCTAACACGTCCCACTCCTAACCATTCCAAATCGGCAGTAAAGATTTGCGCCTTGGCAAAATCAAGAGAAGAAAGCGTGTCAATATTCCAATTGCTTTGATTTACCACGTCTTCATTAATGGTGCCAGAAGCATAGCTTCTCACTACAAACTGCAAGGTGGTACCACTAGCGCGTAGCATAACGCCATTCTGATCATTGAAAATTCCCACTTCTTGAATGAGACCAGATGCAAGCGGAGCGCCAACAAAGCTTTGCAAAAGCATCATACTCTTGCCTGCTTGATACGGAAAATTTTGCTTAGTTCGACGAAGAACAGTGTCTCCCGATGCAGTGGTGGTGCTCATTGCTACGCTGCTTTGATGCGTTAAAAATGTGGAAGTGCCACTACCAACAATGCTGTCAAACCATTGATCAGGACGTTTGTCATAGCGCATTGTGCTATCAAAAAGCGTATAGGGAGCACTCGTGCGCTGTCTGCCGAAGGCATCTACGCTGCCACTATCGGGGCCTTTTTGTAAAATCTTTCCTCGATAATCTGCCTCAATATGAGTTTCAAACTGTTCACCGCCTCTAATTACTTGTCCCATGAGAATAATGTCTTTCTTTTATTGTACGCGCAAAAAGAAAGGGCCTTTCGGCCCTTTGCTTATTTGCCTTGTCCTTTGCGTAACTTCCTGCCATGACTAGCTTTGCTGTTTTTGCCATTGCCTTGGCGAGTCATTTTAGGTTTACCAGGCGTAAAGAGCTTTTGTCCGCTAATGCCTACTTTGCTTCGGGCTGCCATGGAGAAAAGGCGAAAACAGAAGTTTAGCCAGCCCAGGGCAGGCCAGTGCCTTTAGTGGGAGCAGCTTGCTCATCAATTTGAGCCTGGAGAGCAGCTTCGATTTCAGCCACTTTCTCTTCACCAAATTTATCAAGCAGCCAGCCCACTACAATCTCTTCCGTGAGATCAGCAAAGGGAATGGTTTCGTCTTCTTCTGGCGCTTCGAGACCAAGAGAACCATACGCCGAGGCACGATAAGTGCCATCGAAGGCTTCAATCGTATAATGCAAAGTGTATACAATGCCGTTGGAAAGCTGGCGCTCAAGCTGAGCAATCTTCCATTCGTAAGTAGTAGCCATAATCAATCAGGATGGTCTTAGTTAGTTTAAGAGAGAATCACAGCACTGGCATCTCGTATTCTTTTGTTGTATTGCAATAGTGTTTAAAGATGATTTCACTTGTGTTGCCTGCCCATGCTGCAACTTGCGGCACTGGAATGCCAGCCTCCACCCAGCGACTAATGGCAGTATGACGACAATCATACGGACGATACAAATGAGAAATAATTTCAGCTTCATGCAGAGGCATTAGCTTTTTCCTGAAATAACTTTGAAATGCAAGCCTATCCCACGGGAAAATATATTCATTGTCTTGCGGAAGCTCATTAAGCATTTCTTGGCAGCGACTATTCAAAGGCACCCAGCGGCGCTTGTTTGTTTTAGTGCTGTTTTTCAAGCCATGAGTGAGCGTATAGTTTGAATGAACAAGAATCTTTCCATCCTTAATATCAGCCCATTTCAATGCCCTCACTTCTCCAGTGCGCATTGCAGTTTGCAGCATAAATTCTGTATAAATCGACCAGTTTACGTTGCGATAGGTGCGCTTTGCTTCTAATGCCGCCAGCACCAGTGCTGTTTCATTGCGAGGGATGACAATAATTTCTTCATCGCGCTGAGGAGCTTTTGGCATTTTGAAGCTTGCCAAAGGATTCTTGTCAAGAATGCCAACGTCTTCTTGCGCTGCCCAGCGATACATCGTCTTCACGTACATTGCCACGCGACGAGAAGAAAGCACTGGCTTTTCTCCTAAAGTCCAAATCATTATTTTCCTTGCATCGTTAATATTTTGA